GCTTATTTTGGATTGTCAACCATTATTGAATGACTAATGATCCTTCGTGTGTTTGATTCTTGGCAGCAATGATATCAAATAGTTGGTCCTGGAATGCTTCCATTTCCTCATCTGATATCCATTCATAGTCCAATTCATCGTTTAGGACAGCCGTGATGCGGTTGACGTCGCTTTCTCGAAGTTTCAATGGATGGTTCATCTTTTTTGGTTTGATGTATTTTACTGACATAAAGTTCCTTGAAGTTTGGTAGCAGTGGCCGGATTCGAACCGACATTAGCCAATTATCTGTTGCTACGGAGTATAAACCCGCTGTTTTACCGTTAAACTACACTGCCATTAAATGGTGGGCCCTGAGAGATTCGAACTCTCGACCAAGGGATTATGAGTCCCCTGCTCTTACCGCTGAGCTAAAGGCCCGTGTCTATTAGTGTATTGTGTCTACTCCCGGAATGGGATTTTGATGTTCTGCTATAGAACGTATATCTGTTATTCGTATTTCAGGATAATTTTCTTCTAGGGTAAGACAGGCGTCCTTGAAGTTCATTGCTATAACTTCATAGATGTCTTCGTTGTCTAGTTCGAAGTGATATACTTTAGGCATTGTTACCTTCCTTTTCTATAGTGTCTATGTATAATAGCAGAGGTTGTGTTCTGTGTCAATCTATTTCAACACCCAAGGATACCAAAATGCTGTTACCAGACTGATAGTTCCGTGGACCATTTTCCACGAGCATTCAATCCATTCGCATTCGTATGTATATTCCTGGAAGTTACCGGCATTAACCGGTGTGCTGTTTAATATGTATGTGTCTGTCATAGTGTGATATTTATCACAGCCCCAGCATAAACTGGGGTGTGAATTCATGCAATCTCTATTGAGGTTGTATGTGTGATGCCTGCAAGCCTTTTGGTCCTTCTTCAACTTCATAACTTACAGATTGGCCTTCTCTTAGAGATTTGAATCCACTGTTCTGAATTTGTGAGTAGTGTGCAAAAACGTCTTTGCTACCGTCATCTGGAGTAATGAAACCAAAACCTTTAGTATCATTAAACCATTTTACTTTTCCTGTTGTCATATTATTTGTTTTTCCTTGTTATTTTATTTTTACTGTGTGTGTGATTATTATGCCGCCACGTCTGTTTCACTTGGGGCTAATTCTTTCTGTTTCATCTTGTCTGCATCTGGACGCAGTGGTTCCAGCCAACTATCAGCAATGTATGCCTTGGGAGTGTCTCCAAACATATTGCTTAGTCCTTCGCCTGAAATCCACCAATAGTGATCCGCGATAGGGACAACGCAGGCAACACCTTTAAAATCAAACTTGCCACCTGCGTTAAATTTGCCAATATACTTTTCAACAAGCACTATCTTACCGATATTGTTCTTGTTTAGAGAAAATATAATCTTTGCCAAATCTCCCTTTTCGCACTTCATGTTATTTTATCCACGCTATCTTTTCACCAGCCTTAACTCTGCGATTGTATTCTTCAACGGAGCCTGGATATCTCCATGCCCATATTGCTACCAATGCCATGAAGCCACCGCTCCATAAGATTGCGTTAAGGTTTGCTGTAAAGTAATATGTGAAGATCAATGTTGATGCCATCACTGTCACCATTAGGTATTTTCCTCTAGTGGGAAATACCCTTTTCTTATTCCAATTGGTTAAGAACTTACCAAACCATGGATGGTTGTATAACCACTTTTCCATCTTAGGTGAGCTCTTTGCGAACGCCCATGCCGCAATAACCAAAAAGATTGAAAATGGGATACCTGGCGTAATCACACCAATGTATGCCATGCCCACACAGAAAAAACCTATTCCCATGTAGATGTATCTTTTTATTTGGTTCATTGTGAATCCTTTCGTTGTTACACTATTAGTTATCTAGGATATTAGGAGTTAGCAAATACATCTGGTTGAGTAACAACTTCTACGAATGCTGAACAACTGTATGTATCACCCAATCTAGCAACTTCCAAATTGTTGGCAAACACGTTTGGACTGTGTGTTACTATCTCTGTGCTGAATACGGGAGGGCAGTGAGTATGAGGAGTGTTAGTATCTGTCTTTCTGTGTATTGGTTCGTTATGGACGAATACGTTTGAACTTCCTGATAGTGTGGCAATTTGTCCTGGAGCAACGCACACGGGATGCCCCGTGTTAACTACGTCAACTTCATTTCCTCTTGCCACTAATGGCATTAGGTTACTAATCCTGTTGTGCTTTGAATGTATTGCTTGGCCATAGTTTCCATGGTCTTTGTCATGGTTATAATGCACGAATGATTAAAACGCAGTTGTGCCTTTTCGGGATCAACGGTAAACATGTATGGTGCCAGCCCCATTCCTTGTGCTGTTTGAGCCAACATGAGTGGCTTTGATATTGTTACCACTTCGGGACCTTCTTCAATCAACTTACCAACAATCTCTTCTCCGCTGGAAAGTTTGATTGAGACCACGTCATTTTCTTTGTATGGTGTTTCAATTAGCATTATAATGTGTGTCCTGTTCCGTTGAATCCTGTGTCATCTACGTATTTTGTAAAAGCATCATAACCACCAACTTTCTTTCCGTTGATTACAATCTGTGGAACTGTTCTTGCGTTTGGAAACTGTTCCATTAGTTCTTCTCTTGTGTAGTCTGTTCCTAGTGATTTGTAAGTGTAATTAAATCCTCTAGTTTCGCAAAAACTCTTTGCCTTGTCGCAAAACGGACAGGCTGGTTTTCCATAAATCTCAATCATTGTGTGTGTCTCCATTTGTTAATCTGTTTCTCAAGTTCTTTGTCTGATAAAATATATTTGTATTCACCGGATACTATCATTCTAAATTTTTTAAGTAATCTAATTTTCCAATCTATTAATCTTAAAATATAATATCTTAGTGTATCAATCATACTTTAACCTGAATAAATTGTTGAACCGTTCTTATCTATAACACGAACCATTATTACTCCAGCACGTTTTTTTTGCAGAGCCGCAGATATTGCTTGTGCCTCGGAACCATATGTTCCGTAAACTGTCCAAGCCTCATAGGGCGAATGTTTCTTAAACTGTGCTTTATACATAACAATACTTATCCGTTATAGTGTAAAGCCCTTGAACGTGTCCTTTTCAACATCCTGTTTCACACCACCAACAATATAACTTTCTACTTCTGTCTCTTGTGGAGCAACCTGTAGACCTGATGAACTCAACCAATGCTGTGTCCATGGTAGCGGGTTAGTGTTTAGTGGACGATCGTAAATTGTTTTTAGTCCAAGTGCTTTCAATCTTTTGTTAGCAATAAATTCTACGTATGCATGTAACAGGTTAGCATTCAAACCAACTATCGAACCTTTTGCAAAAAGATAGTCTGCCCAACGCTTTTCTTCTTCAACGCATTGGCGCCACATTTCATAAACTTCTTCTTCACATTCTTTTGCAATCTTGACAAAGTCTGGATCGTCATCGCCTTTTGCCCAATGCTTTAGAATGTGTGTTGAAAGGTTAAGGTGTGTTGCTTCATCTCTAGCAATTAGTGAAATGATCTTTGCCGAACCTTCCATTAGTTTAAGTTCACCAAATGCAAATGTGCATGCAAATGAAACGTAGAAACGCAATCCTTCAAGAATGTTTACAGTCATCATTGCCTTGTATAACTGCTTCTTGACGTCATACATGTCGCCCTTGCCCTTATTAAAATATTCATTAGCAGCATCATAAAATTTGTCATATTCTCTTGTTACTGATTCTGCCCTTGCAATAATTTCCTTGTCGTCAAGAATTGTATCAAATACTTCGCTTGGGTTTGCATAAACATTCTTAACAATGTGTGTATAGGATCGTGAATGAATAGTTTCTTGGAAGTCCCAGCACACGATACAACTTTCTAGTTCTGGATTAGAACAATAAGGCAAGAAAGCAAGACAAGGTCCACGACCCTGAACGCTATCTAACAGTGTTTGATACTTTAGATTAGAAGTAAAGATATGCTTTTGTTCTTCACGGAAATCCTGATAGTCTGCTCTATCCTTTTGTAGTGAAACTTCTTCTGGTCTCCAGAAATAACCGAGCATGGTTTGATTAAGTTTATCATACTCAGGATAACGGAATACATCATATCTCTGTGTGTTCTGATCCTCTCCAAAAAACATATACTGCTTCGTGAAGTCCACTTTATTCTTGTTGAATACTGTTTTAGCCAATTTCTTATTCTCTCTCTTTCTCGTCATACATTAAATATTACACGCTTCACATTCTTCGCCGTCCATATCATCCGCCGGAACAGTATCACCCACATTAGCATTACCATTCATGTGTCCGTTGTGGCCATTGTGACCATTCATGTTGCCGTTCATTGTAGCACCATTTACTTGTTTGTCAACAACGGTTTCTTCCAAACCTGCAGGTTGAACGTTATCTTCCTCGCCCTTAAAGTCGTAGGTGTTTTGATAATAACTTGTTTTCCAACCCATTTTATATGTAGTTAGCATATCCTTCATCATTACACTAAGTGGAACTTCATTGTTCTCAAAGTGTGTAGGGTTGTATGACCAGTTGCCCGAAATACTTTGATCAAAAAACTTCTGCATTGCCGCAACAACATTAATATAACCTTCATTGCTAGGCATGTCCCAAAGCAAAGTGTAAAAGTTTTTCAACTGATGATACTGCGGAACAACCTGTTTAAGAGGTCCTTTTTTACTTTTCTTAATGGACAGGTATGCTCTAGGTGGTTCAATTCCGTTTGTTGCATTCGACACAACGGAACTGCTCTCCGATGGCATCTGTGCGGACAGTGTTGAGTGGCGTAACCCGTATTTTTTAATATCTTTGCGCAGATCAGCCCAATCATACTCTAGTTTTGCCTTAATTACATCATCAACATCTTTCTTGTAGGTGTCGATAGGAAGTATGCCATCCGCATATTTAGTGCGACTAAAGTATTCACATGCACCTCTTTCCCTTGCCAAATCATTGGATGCAACTAGTAGATAGTATTGGAATGCTTCTGATAGTTCGTGAACCAACTTCCATGCTTCCTTGTCCGAATACTTAACTTTGTTCTTGGCTAGGTAGTGTGCAAGTCCAATGTAGCCAACACCAAGCGAGCGCCTTGCCTTTGTTGAAACTTCTGCTGCCTTAACAGGATAGCCTTGGTAATCAATAATCTCTTCCAATGCTCTTACAGCAAGATCACATAGGTTTTCTAATTCTTCTAGATGATTGATCAAGCCAACATTAATTGCTGAAAGAATACAAAGAGCAATCTCGCCTTCTTCGTCATCAATGTGTTGAATTGGTTTTGTAGGAAGAGTAATTTCCTGGCACAGGTTACTCATGTATACAGGATCCTTGAACGAACTGTGTGAATTAGTGTGATCCACATTCATGATGTAGATGCGTCCTGTCTCCGCACGTTCCTTTAATAGATCTCCGAACAAGTCCATTGCCTTAATCTTTTTCTTCTTGATCGAAGTTTTTCGTTCAGCCGCTTCATATGCTTCTTTGAACTTGTCATTGTCTCCGCTATAGAATGCATCATAAACTTCTGGGACTTCGTGAGGCGAGAAAAGAGTTATGTCCTCACCGGCTAACAATCTTTCATAGAACAATTTGTTAATCTGTATAGAATAGTCCAGTTTACGCACACGGTTATCTTCCGTGCCCTTGTTATTTTTCAAAACAAGAATGTCTTCAATCTCATAGTGCCAAATAGGGAAGTGTGTTGTAGCACTTCCACCACGCACACCATTCTGTGTGCAACTTCTTACTGTGGCTTCATATACCTTTAGGAAAGGAACTACTCCCGTATGTGCAACTTCTCCACCACGTATTTTCGAGTTAATTGCTCTGATTCTTCCTGAGTTGATTCCGATGCCTGCCCTCTGAGCAATGTAGTAACCGATCGCACTATTGCTGCTAAAAATGCTAGGAAGAGTATCATCCACATCAACAAGAACACAACTGGCAAACTGACGAATAGGAGTCCTAACTCCAGCCATGACAGGGGTTGGTATGTTGATCTTAAAAAGTGAGGTCGCGTCATAATATTTCTTCACGTATGATAAACGTGTCTCCTTTGGATAGTCAGCGAAGAGAGTGGCTGCAATCATCATATACATAAACTGTGGTGTTTCAAAAATGTCACCGTTTGATCTATCCTGACAGAGATACTTGTCTACTACCTGTCTTAATCCGGCATAGGTAAAATCCTCATTACGATCATGCTTGATCCACGTGTTCATTTTCTTTAATTCTGTTTGTGTATATTTTTCCTTGATTGCAGGATCATACACTCCACGTTCAATATTCTTTTCGATGATTTGTAGTAATGAAACATGTTCGTATCGACCATAAACTTTTTTGTGTAGACTATAAAGTAAAAGTCTTGCGGCCGCATATTGATAATTAGGATTTTCTAACGAAATTAAATCGTTAGCACTTCTGATTAAGATGTTTTGAATCTCATCAGTGGTCATTCCGTCATAAAATTGTAGATCAGCATTCATTTCAATTTGTGAAGAACTTACACCTGCTAACCCTTTGCAGGCTTCTTCAACAACGAAATGCATCTTGTCTAGATCTAATTTTTCCTTGGAACCGGAACGCTTGTTGATGTATATTTCTTTTGTCATTTTCGCCTTCTCTTCTCTCTTATTATTTGTAGTAAGGGTATTTATCAGATGCAAATTTTCCACCATGGATTGGTGGCAAAAAAATGAAGTCTTGAATGCCCTTTAGTTGCATTAATAAAACCTATCACGTATTGTAACAAATAAAAAAGGAAAGAACAAGATTTTTTTTGTTCAATCCTTATCATTTTACAGTGCTAGTTTGGTATTCTTAAACACCATAGGAAACGTCAAACGAGAAGTTCCCAGTTTGCCCAGTTGCGTTTGGGTTCTTATAGTAAAGAACAATAGTATCAGGAGCATTTGCTGAGTCTCCCGTATTGTCATCGTTGTCTCTTACACTAACATCAAACTCAAAGTTTGACATTATCTTTCCACCCTCGGATGAAAGGGAACTATCAGAAAATTGATATTCATCTGTAAATGAAATCTTCTGAATGTTATCACCTAAGGTAAATTTTAAAATTCCGTATCTTATGTGTTGTCCGAGTCTAAGGACATAGTTGACTTTGATGTAGTTATTGAGTGCTGAAAAAACTGCGACGGGTCTAAAACTGTTTGATAGATAAATTTCGCTAAAATTTCTGTTAATAAGTTGTGTATAGTCACCGTTATAAACTTCCGAAACTGCTGCCGTAAGTTCTGATGTCACCACACCAGCGGCTTGTTGTCTATCGCTTGTGCAATTAACCACAAGATTATTTTTATTTTCACCAAAGAAGATGATTGATGAACTCGGCGTTGCCGCTGTGTTCGTTCCATTACCACAATTTTTAAAATCACATCTGTCAAAGACAGTCCCTGTTCCGTTGTTTGATCTAAAAATCTGTGTGGCAATTTCTTCAAACCTACAATCGTGTAGATTCCAATTGTTGTTTTGGCCAGATACTCCATTTACGTATATTGAAGTATCGTTTACAAAAAATTTACAATGTAAAAATTTTAGTGATGTTTCTGTTACAACAGTTTGTGAACTGCTGAGAGAAACGCTATTATATTCAAAATCACAATCCTCAAAGGTGATATTATCAACCTTAAGTCCTGCTAGATCGTTACTCCAAAACACAGCAGCAGGCTCGGTAGCAAGAGTAGTAACTGCTGCACCAAGACTATATTCTCCCTTGAATTTAACATTTATAAAAGATGCATCTTTCAAACCCGTAATAACAGTTTGTCCCGAAGATCGTCTTATCGTAATGTTTGAGATTTCAATATTTTCTGGTCTATTGCTACTGCTAAATTCAACCAGTCCTGAACCAAGTTCTGTTATAAATCTAATGTTGTTCGTATCAAAATTTAATACTGCACCGTTTTTAGTTTCACCTCTAATAATTGCATTGCTAGGTATTTCAAGGTCACTACTAAAGAGATATTCACCATTAGGAACTTTTAGCACTTTCTTGTAATCAGGATTAGCATTTCTAAACAACTCAGTGAATGCATTTTCAAATGCTGAAACGCTATCAGTAGATCCATCGCCCACAGCACCAAAGTCAGCAACACTGACTTCTATTTCGTCAAGTTTACCTAGCAGTGCTCTTGGAGTGGTAGTTGTTATGCTAGGATCGTCTGAAGCAAATCTATAACTAGAAGCAAGTTCTAATATATTGTCGTGCTCCGTTAGTATCTTGGTATTTCCAACGTATGGTGCTCCTTCCTGAACTGAACCGTTACCGATGAATAATTCCTGTGTATCAACAGCCCATGCAAGTTCAGCAGAACTTAACTGTGGAACTCCACTGCTAGAATTCTTTTGACCTCTACGTATCTGTATTTTACTAATTTGAACGACAGCCACTAACTTTGCTCCTTAAATATTATTAGTATTTATCCTTGGAGCAAGAACTTTATTGTGCAAATATAAACTACTACTTTAATAGTTCAAAAATCTTCTGGTTTATGCGGGCTAACTCTAATTGTGCTAATGCAATTAGTATTTTATAGTTATGATCGACTATTTCCTGCACCTTTTGTGGATACTCTTTTACCGCTGTTAGCAACTGTTGTGCTCTAGTTACTATAGTGTTGCAGTTCTGTTTGCTGAATTCAAGATCAGCATCATAGGATTCATCTATCAAACCATTAAAAGTTTTAAATCCAACCGACTGTAAGTATTCTATGGTTCTAAAACTAGATCTAATAACAAACGGGTGCCTATTGATTATAGGCCTATATATTTTTTCTGTTAGGAAAATACTATCATTAGTTTCGTGTGTTTCACAAACAATGCTCACTGATGATTGATCATAAATGCTAGTATCGTTAGACCATCCCTGACTGCTTATGCCTTCACTGGTCTGCATGATTTCTGCACCGTCCTTGGGACCTTGATTGTTTCTAAGAAATTGTAAGAAACTTTCGTCGTAATTAGATTCGTCAGGCATTCCTAATATGCTTACCAGCGGATCCTTTACGTCAGTATTTTGATGTATTGATTCTGCGATTAGCATTCTACTTTTCTTGTTAGGTTTACCTATTAAAAAATTTATTCTCTTAGGTCTATCTGCAACACTATTTGTGCTTACAGGCATGTTGTGTATGGCATGTCTAATTGCTGCCGAAATTGCAAAAAGATCAATTACTAGAATTTGCTTTGAGTGCTTGTCCATCCAACTCTTGTAAGCACCACGATTAAAAACAAAAATTACATCCTTGATGTCTATCCCATTGCTGGCTATTTGTCTTACCTTTTGATCATACAATTCTTCATCAAGACCAGTTTCGTATGAATAGTCTACTAATAATATTGTTTTCTTATTTCTATCTGATCTTTGATCAAATATTTGTTTTTCTATTTTCGTATGATGAATATCACTATCAATAACTATCAGTCCGCCTTCATACTTATGGGCTTCCGTTGTTTCATTTATTTTTCGTTCTTGTGGTAATATACCAGAGAGGATGTTTAGATTTAAAGGTTGTCCTATTTGATCTGTTGAATAAAACTTGTAATCCATCATAGACTGTTGTAGTATTCCTCTACCTTGTCCAGCCACATGTCTCTATACTTGGGAAATGTTTCTTCCGTGACTTCAAACTGCTGATACTGTAGATCTCTGCTACACATGAATACGATGCCCGTCTTGATGTCCGTTCCATACACTTCATTGTGTGCCATTGCGTATGCTACCAACTGTAACTTATAGTCCTCAACCCATTCTTCCTTCTTGGGCTTGTTGGTCTGCTTGTGATCCATGATCGCAGGCTTGCCGTTAAACACACCACACAGATCCGTTGTGCCTGAATACAGTCCTGGAAAGTATAGACTCTGCTCCATGGCCCACACTTCATTCACATTCTTCAAACCGTTTTGGATAATAACTTCTGCCATCTTGTTTGCTTGAACATGCACAACATTATTACCTGGCTGTCTTTCCATTCCGCATAAAAATCTTTCAAGATTGGCATGCATGGCAGTTCCTATGCCTGCGGCTTCTGTGGTAATGCGTCTTGCGTTTTCTTCACCAACACGCTTCTTCCATTCATTAAGATGCGTCATGTCCTTGGTGCTACTAAGGATTGTGGTAACGCTTGGAAGTTTCTCACCATCGGGTGTAAGATACACACGTTTGCGTGTAACGGAATCGTTTATTTGTTTTAATTCGTTATACTTGTAACGTTCAACGAATGGCGGTGGGGTCATAAGTGTTTCATCAGTCATACAGTATATAGTATACTCTCTTTAGGAGTTTGTCAAGAGTGATTAGGCTGTTTGTTGTGCCAATTGCTGTGGTGCTGCACTTGCTGCCGTGGCATCCACTGCTGCCTGTGCATCAGTTGTTCCGTCTGCTGGAGTTTCATCATCCGCCGCTCCCGGAACGTTTAATTCTAGTCCGTCCGCATTGAAGTTCTTGACTAGATTTTGGAGTGCTGGCGAACTGTCATACATTGCCTTGAATGTTTCGTAGTCAGCCGCAAGTGATGCATCATTTGATTGTAGGATCTTGTTAAGTCCTGCCCAATTTAGTTTTGCAGGAACTTTCTTACTTGATGCGCGACCAATAATATTTTTTAATACGACAACGTATCTGTCAATCATTTGGTCTGGTGCAAATTCTACGAATCTCATTATTTGATACTCGCTAGTTCTTTTTGTAGATCCATAAGTTCCTGTTGCTTGGCTTTGATTTGATCCTGAATTTCTTTCTTTCGTTTTTGTAGGTCCACAGCCTGTTGTGCCATCATTTTAGCCTGAGCCTGTGGATCAGTCGCAACGTTCTGTGTCTGACCCGGAACCGTTGGTGGAGGAGTTGCTGCACCTGCACCTGGTGGTGGAAGTGCATCGGTAAGTTCTCTATCTAGATAGAACTCCGATAGTTTCATGTTTAACCTGCCAGTGTTTTTAATAGGCGTGATTCGTAATCAATCGATTCGCGTTGCTCTCTGCCTGCTGTTTCCATTCCACCTGCTGCTGGTTCTGCTGTTGCAAAATCATCTGCTGGTGCTTCTGCTCCTGCATCCGCTGCTGGTTCAGCCATGTCAGTTGCTCCGCCTTCTTCAGGTTCAGCACCAAGCATGTCGCCTGCTGTCTGCTCGCCTGCTAGAACGCCAACTGCACTTGATAGTGTTTCGCGTGTTGTCTTTAGATTTTCAAGTGCTGCTTGAATTGCTGGAGCACTTGATTCAATAAACTGTTTGGATTCTGCCTGTCCAATTTCGTCTCTGATAGAATCACCTAGTTGAAGAAGCGTTTCATTTTCCATGCTTGATATCTCTTCAATGAATCGGCTAATTCTATCAACCATAGTCTTTGCTGTGACGATCGCACTAGCCTGTTGGATCTCACCTTCTGTTACTTTAGTTTCCATTTCTTCTCCGGAGGTTGATTCTTGATTTGTTTCTGGGGATTCTTCAAGTTCAAGACCGTTAATTGCAGTTTCTTCTCTTTCCGCTAGTTCGGCATTGATAGCATCCAGCATCCATTGTGCTTGATGATAAGCATCATTTTCAAGATTCTCATTAAATCCTGATTGATTTCTAGCCTGTGAAAGTTGAGTTCTTAATTTGTTTCTAGCATCCTCTAATTTAGGTGCATCAAATGTTGAAAAGTCAATTTTCTTTCCAAAAGCCTTATGAATTGATTCATTTACTTTTTCTGCTTTAGTTTTAAATAGGTCCTGTGTTTTCATGTTCCTTCTTCCCAGATTGTGTAATATATTTATTCAAAACCTTGCTAATTCTTCTGCTCGGTCTTTGGCTAAAACTGCTTTTTCCTTGGCATATTGATAGCGTGTCCAAAGTATATCAGCCCTAACTGTATTATTTGTATTTACTGCTTTATGATAGTTATCAATAAAAAACTTGCTATCCACAAAATGTTTATTATATAGTATGTCCAAATCATAGAGCTGATCACACAATTTTTTATTCTTTCCCCATGCTATTAGATTAGCAATTCTTATTGCTACTGCATTTAGACTTATTTGCTTGTATAATATCTGTCCATTTTTCTTGATATTTTTAAGAGGACCGTCGGATTCAATGAGGACATCACCCACAAGGATGCCTTGATCAGTCTTGACGGGCAGGATGGTGCCCTGATCCAAGAATTTCTTGTAGGTTGATTTAACTAATTGTTCAAAACGTTTAGAAACGTCATTCATAAAAAAAGGCCCCTTAGGCCTATATTTAAACAATTAATAATGTGAGTGCTTACATCTTGAGCATGATGGTAACAACAACTGAAAGAACTGCTGCAATTACTGTGCCCGTAGTGCCAATGATAACTTTGGTTAAACCCTTTTGGCCCTGTGTGATATCTTTGTGGATGTTGTCTACTTTCGTTTCTAGGTTAGTCATGCGTGTGTCTAACTGCTCGTAGCGAAGGGCGCACAGATCAACGTGTGCTTCTAGACTTTCTTTTTCTAACGATGTTGTGTGGCTTTTTGCCATCTAATATTCTCCAAAAACTCCCCTACTCCAGGGGCAATTAGTAAACTCTGAGTTGGCCTAATGCGTTTTTATAGATAGCCTTAATGTGTTTGCCTTATATGTTTATTTATCAT